AGACGGCCCTTTGTCTTGGGTGTATCGCTCATGCGGAATACCTCTTGTCTCGGTAGATGAGTGTGCCATCTACGTAGGTGGCTAGGTCGATGCGGAACTTCCCATCCGGCCAGATCGTGGCAGTGGCGAAGCCCTGCTGCCAATCGGGCGCAACGGTGTAGTCCGGGAACCTGCGGCCGTTGTCATCGGCCACGTTACTGATACGGCACATGCAGCCTGCCTCTACTGCGGTTAGGACCGTGGGCTTGCCATCGATGTCGTGGGTCGTCTTGTGGACGAGCGACTGACGGTGGGTGTGCCCCACGATCACGTTATAGCCCAGGTGCTTGAGCGTCTGCACGGCGCTTGCCCCTGAGTCCTGCCTGGCGATCCACCCGTGGCGGACTGCGAGGTATGGAGAGAGGTTGATCTGGGCCAGGTCGTAGGGTCCCTTCGGGTCTACGTACTCGATCCCTAGTTCATCGAGCCGAAGTAGGTGCTGGACTGACAGCACATCGGCTCCCTCCGTGTCCTGAGAGTCCGCCTGCTTTACTCCGTAGAGCGGCGTGACCTTGGGCTTGCCTAGGAGAAGATTCCTAATCCTCTCGTCGTGGTTGCCAGGGATCTTGGTCCATGCCGTTGACGGGCTGGCGTCCACGTATCCACGGAGCAGGTCATAGCCTGCCTGGATGCACTCGTTGACCGTCGCCGTGTTCTCCGGGTCCAACTGGTGCCGGGAGATGTTCGGGAAGTCCACCGTGTCTCCAAGGCTGATGCCCCGGTGCGGCTGCACGTCCTCTAGGAACGCTAGGAACGCGGCGTGTAGACCCTGGTCGTGGAAGGGAGCCTGCTGATCCCCGACGATGACAACCGTCTCGGGGTAGCCTGCCTTGTCCTGCCTGACAATCCTGGGCGCACGCCATCCGTCTGAGCGAGCAGCGACGATCTGTCCGCCACCCTTGCGCTCGACGTTGAACCGCGTCTGGTAGTAGGTCTGCTTGTTCTCGCCGGTCTTCTCAGCCCACTCGGCTGAAGCCGGTCCCTCGTACTCGTTGGCACGGAGGGCAGTAATGACCCACTCTGTCGGGTCGAGGCCACGCTGGCGCAGCATCTCGTCCGGGTCGGTCAAGACCTGGGTGGTGACAGAGCCTTCCGCCTTGTTCCCCTTGATCTCTGTGAAGTCAGCCTCGAAGGCTGCCGGGTTGAGTTCGTATCGCTTACGGAAGCGTCGGATGCTCTTCTCGCTCGTCGTGAGGTCGAAGGTATCCGCTAGCTTCCGAACGATGCTTGCGTTTGTCTCGCCCTCTAGGACCCACTTTCCTACTGCGTCCTTTACGTCGGGGCGATCAAGTTGAGACTGGCTCACTCTGCTCCTGGTGCGTCGGGTTCAGGGTCATCCTCTAGAGGCGGCGCGTCCGGGTCGATGAAGCTGAACTTCCGCTTCTTCTCCCGTGCCGTGTCTGCCCGGTCGAGGTTCTGCTGAGCGGTGCGGCGATGAACGATCCTTTCGTCCTCCCCCTCACCCACTAGTTCTTCGTTCGGTCGAAGAGCTAGTGTATCATCGGCCTCATCGTTTGTCACGCTAGCCGTCTTGCTTTCGTCGTCAGTCTTGTTGGCCTCGATGAACTGATCCGCGAGGTCGTCAACGGAGGTCTTCGAGAGCGTAACCTCAAGCTCGGAGAGGTCATGCGTAATGACCTTCTTGCCGGGCCAGAGCACATCGATCTCGTCTCCGAAGCTGCCTCCGGTGATGACTGAGCCTCGTGCTCCCGTGTCCTCGCCTGCGAGCTTGACCACATCGCGGGGCTGCACACTCGTGACGTTGTAGGTGAGGCCAGGGCGTCGCTCGTTCGAGACGGGCGGGACGTTGCCAGGGCCACCAGGCGGCGTGCCTGCTCGTGCCGGTGGGCCACCACCAGGAGGAGCAGCACCAGGAGGCGCTCCGTCCGGTGCTCCACCAGGTGCTCCGCCGATGCCGGGCGGTGCGTTCGGCATGACGATGCCAGCGCCAGCGCCGGGACCACCTGGACCCATGCCTCCGGGGCCTGCCGGTCCACCCATACCACCAGGCGGACGACCACCGCCACCTGCGGGCGGAGCAGCGTTCGGGTCCTGCGGGACGCCCAGCACGCTCTCGACCTCTGCCTTGAGGTCGGGCGGGATCGGGAGGCCCTTGGCGACGAGCGCGGTGTAGGTGTCGAACTTGGCCTGCTGCTGACTGATGGTCTTGTTCTTAAGCTCCTCGTTCATCTTGTCAACCTCGTCCTTCGGGTCGAAGTTCACGCCGACCATGAGGCGGTCGTCTGAGATCGGCACGCCCATCTGGCGGAGGGTCTGTAGGAACTGGCGCTCGGTGGCCTCGTCACGGAGGTCGAGCGTAGCGAAGTCAAGGTCAGGCACAAGCAGCTTCTCGCGCTCCTCGGTCACCGGCTCATCGAACTCGTTGTACTGGATCTCACCCGTGTCGGGATCTACGACAACGACCTCCTCCATGATGGGGATTCGCTTAGTGCCCTTAGTCTCGTAGTCGTAGTGACCCTGGGCCTCAGCCACGACCATGGCGCGGTCGCGGAAGTGGTCCTTGAGAGCCTTCTGGAAGGTCCTTAGGATCTGGTTGAGGAACTCTGCCTGTAGCGCGCTGGACGCATACGGCTGTGTGGACGCACCGGCCGAGAGAAGCGAGGGGTTGACTCCGAATACCTGCATGAGACGGCGCTCGATGCGGTCAAAGTCATCTCCCAGACGAGGCATCTGCTCCCGACCGAAGACACTCGTGACATCGAGGCCGAAGTGGTGAACCAGGAGCCTGAAGTCTGAGGAGAGAGCAATGTCGAAGTCATCTCGTACGCTGTCGATCTCGTCTGGCCCCGGAATCCATGGTCCCTGACCATCGCCCAGATCCATAATTCCCAGCTTCGCCAAGATGAGAGGCGAGTATAGGCGTTCAGCAATTGCATCCTGTGAGGCCATAAGCTTCTCCTCGTGGAGAAGGGTTCGCAGACCGCGTAGAAGAATCGGTGTTCCATGATCGTCCCAATCGTTTGCTCGGTTGGCTACCTGCTTCAGGAGCACGTCGCTGACCGGGAACGCCTCGCCCTTGCGGACGTAGGGGATGACCTCGGGCAGCGATAGCTCTAGCTGGCGATACTCCTTCGGCGGGTTCTTGGTGTCCACCAGTCGCTTCAGGTGGTCTGGCGGCTTGACCTTCAACTGCTTGGCATCGAGCAGCGGAATGTTCTCAACCACAATGTCCTCGGGGAAGAGTAGCTGCTCGCGCTCCCAGACGCCCAGGTGCTCATCGAAGCTGCTGAGCGGGTACGCCTCTCCGACGATCCAGAACTCACGGCCTAGGCGCATGAGGAAGTCCTCATAGTCAAGCTGGTCGAAGAATAGGTCCTCGTAGAAGTCCACGAGCGCCGGGTCCTTGCACTCTAGGTTCATGCCGACAAGCGGGAAGCGCGTGAAGATGTCTACGAGGATCGGGATGAGGTAGTGCGTGCTCTGGTAGAGACGCAGCCACTTGTGGAGCTTGTGGCGGTGGCCCTCGTCGGCCATGTTCCACGGCAGACCTGAGAGGTCCCAGTACTCCAACGGATCGTAGAAGCGCGGGATGGCTGCCATCACGTCGCCACCCACGGCTGAGCCACCAGAGGCTAGGCGACGGCCAAGCGAACGGCTCTCGCCCATGCTGGCTCGCATGGCCTCGTTGTGCTGCTGGATCTTCTGGACCTCGTTACTGCCCTCACGGACAGTGGGGCCGACGCTGTACTTCCCGACGATGCCCCGCATCTCCTCGCGGTCGTCAGTGGAGCGGGCCATGCGGTGCATGGTGTTGGCCTCTAGCGCAGCCCTTGCCGGGTGCTGCGGCATCGAGGCTCCGCGCTTCTGAAGGTTCTGTAGCTGTGCGTCGAGCTTAGACTGGTCGGCCATCCTACTCCTTACGCGCTAGGTGGCGCGCAGTTCGACGGGGGAGAGTAGCAGTCCTAGCGACGCTTGGCGACGGTAGTGGCTAGGTCGTCGTCAGAGAGGAAGCCATCGTCGGCGTCCTCAAGCAGGATCTCTCGTACCGGGTTGATGCTCGGGTCTACTGCGGTGGTCACCGGGTTGACGCCGTTGCCCTTGGGGAACGTGCCGCCCTTGCCCTTCTGTGCCTTCTCGCTCTTGGTGACATCCTGCTTCTCGCTGACGGCGTTGGTGCCCTCGAACGGAGTCTCATCGTCCTTGTAGACGATTGGCTCAGTTGGGTCCACGGTGACGGTCGGGTGCGGGCTGCCATCCATCTCAGCATCCGGGTCAGCGCCCGGTCCCTGCGAGCGGTTGAACTCGGGGTGGGTATTCTTGGTCACGTCCACCGTCTCTAGAGCCTCAGCGATGCGCTCCTGGACGCTTGAGTAGCTGTCCTGGCCGCGTAGATCGCCGGGCTGGTACTCAGGCTGCTCGTAGTCACCGAACGCCTCGGCTCCGTAGTCTAGAGCCTCCTCAGGAGTCTGCGCTGTGTCTAGCTCAGCCTGTAGCTCATCGATGAGGCGCTGCATGCGACCTGCGCGGTTGTGCCCGCCGACGTTGAGTAGCTGGATCTTCAGCGTGTCAATAGCGTGCTGAATAGCCTCGGTGTCTGCCCCGGTGCCTACCGTCTCGCCGCCTAGCTGCTCGGCACCGCTCGGGCTTCCACCCTGAGTACGGTCGAAGTCAGCGGGCGGTGCGTACTTGGGAGTCCATCCCTCAGCGGTCTTCTCGCTGGCGATGAGCGGCTGGTGGTAATCACCGATCTGGTCGTCTGCCTGGGCGCGTGACTCCTGGCAGCCTCGGCAGAACTCCCCGACGTTGCCCTGCTGACCGCATGCGGCGCAATTCCATCCGAACCCTGCGCTCGGGACCTGCTGCTGCGGAACCTGACCCGGTACTCCCTGAGGGGTTGGGACTAGGGCTGTCTTATCGGGAAAAGGGGCATCCGTGGACGCAGCTACGGCTAGCTCCTCCGATGCGCCCTCGCCCACGGCTGACGGTTCGTCGGTGGCGGTGTCGCCTCCGAAGTCAACCTCCACGACCTCGGCCTCTAGGTCCGGGTCCTCACCAGGGTGCAGGCCATCATCATCAACTGGAACGCCCGCATCCTCTAGCTCCTCGTTGCCCTCAGCATCCGTCGTCTCTAGAGCCTCGGCGCGCTCCTGCTCACGCTGCTGCTTGCGCTCTTCAGCGGTCTGAGCCTTCTCGTCCCAGAATGCCTGAGTCGTGAACTCGCGCTTGAAGTTGCACTTGCTGCCCTCGTACTCGTCGCCCTTGCAGTGCTTGGGACCCCATGCATGCTGAGCCATGGCGTCGAAGCCTGCTCGGGGCGAACCCTCGGCCAGGCTGATATCCATGACCTCGTTGTGGTACGGGCAGAGCTTCGGCTTGCGAGACTCGTGGACCGAAGCGGTGCGCGGCTCGCGGGTCGGCTTGATCGAAGCGGTGACGCCCTCTAGGATGGGCTTGGGGTCAGCGCCGTACTCCTCAGCGGTGGCGGTGACTAGCTCAGCGATCTCGCCCTCTACGTGAGCGTAGCGAGCAGCGAACTCCTCGCCCTCAACGTCAAGGAAGCGGGCGAACCGCTCCTGGATGCGCTTGGCGGCAATGGCCGTAGCCGTGCGAGTGGCCTGACGAGCATCAGTGTCGTCGTTGCCGATTACGTCGAATACGTCTGCGAATCGCTCCATTAGAGGAACAGCCCCTCAGCCGGTCCATCGCCGCTCGGTGCCTCCTGGACGGAAGCCTCCTTGCGAGCCTCTGCCTTGCGGACGGATAGCTGAGCGCGGCGTCCC